CTCTTCCGTATTTGCATTTGCAAAAAACAAAATGAATAGGATATATGACAACTCGCTGATTGACTGTGGAAAAATCCAACCAATCCAGTGGACTCGTGCGGAGCATGTGTCCACACCACTTTTAAGACATAAGGGTTAAGTTTGTGAAACAAGCTTAGGCTGTTGTCGATACACTACCGGCACTTTGACGGTGGTGTCCCTTGGAAAGTTTTAGCCAGGACTTACGACATAGCAGATACTTGAATGCGTCAGAGAAGTTGGTGGATTGTTTAGGTAACTTGTGAGGTGGTAATCCTTCGCTGCGCTTGTCTTTGACTACCATCTTACGGCCGTTTCTGCTGGTAATCTTGGTCGGTGCCAGTTCAAGAGAGGACTTCAGGCAACGACAGTTAAACATATCGATGTTGACTTTAGGTAACAATGGATTTGTTTCAGACAACAGATCGATCATGAAGTTATATTCTGTGTTGGAATGAATATTTCCCTGGCCAATTGAACGAAGGATCACCTTCCAGCCGGTACGCTTGCCGGCACTGTTCTTTTCAATGGCTTTCTTTAGTTTGGTTGCCAGATCCTGGCCTGTCTTTTTGTAATTGTTACCGGCACGATCGTAGTACAAATTGATCACCTTGTGTTCGTGCGGTGCCATGTATTCCAGGAACTCATCAGCGAGCTCCCGGATTGATTCCGGAGGTATCGTATAAAATTCCTTCAGGATGTTATACTCACGCTTCTTTTTCCCTTCCTGGGCAATTAGCATAGAGTTCATATTTCCGAAGTCAACGCCCATATCGATGGCTTTTGTACGATCCAGTTTTGCCAGGATCCTGCAGTCTTCCTGGTCACGAATACCGAATTTCTCACTCCAGTATGAATCTGCACCATCCTGGTAGAAGTGTTTAAGGTCGAGCTGCGAATAAAAACGGTTACCCGCAGTAAGCGAAGGTTTGAGTGAAAGGATCGCCTGAGCAACATCCTCGAGCGCAGCATCGAACTCTTCAGAAAAGAAATCGAGTGTCAGGATATCGGCATTTATAAAGCTGCTGGCCACCCAAAAGAAAACTGACTTCTTCCGGATCTTCCTCCACCTTGCTTCCCACCGGTCCAGTTTACGTTTTGCATTAATGAGCTCCTGTTTGTTGCCAGATTTTTTAGCGATAACATACTCCATCTTCACATCGTTGTAAACGAATGCGGTTTTCAAAACAAGAACGATTTGTTTTACATCCATACGTTTCAGGTGCTTCCAAATCCAATCGTGTTCACCGATCAGGTTTGGATTCGGCATATCGGTTGTAAAGGTCTGCGACCGGTAGAATGGGGATTGCCCGAACTTTTCCCGATATCCACGCACTGCCTTGGTGAGTTTGGCAATTTTACTTTCGACAAAGAATTTTACTTCATCACCGATTATGGCCACGTAAGAACGACCGGCAGCGCTCGATGGGCGGTCGAGTGAGATCATGGTAAGGTTAAAGCCGTTGAAGAATATCCAGGTGTGTTTGTAGCTGGAGAAAATATTGTAAGGCTTGTAATCAGGCCATACGCCTTTGTCGAAGGGTTCCTTCTCGATGCGGTAGTGGATCTCCTCCTCCCAGCCAAGCAAGCGAAGGCCCTCCTGAAGCGTAGGGATCACGTTTTTTTGAAGATTTGAATAGGTATCAGCCACCAATGCCACCGGAGCGCCTGGCATGTCGTAAACCATTTCCTGAAGCCTCTCGGCGAGTATTGATGTTGTTTTTGCACCACCACGGCCAATGATCAGGTATAGAAACTGGAACATGCACAGGGAAATTACCTGCGCCAGCCAGTTCATAAAGCGGACCTCTGTGTCCGGACTGTTTAGACTAATTCTCTTCGGCTTGGTCATTGAGCATTTCTATAAAATCAATATCCTCGATCATGGCTTCCTGTTTCCAGCGCTTTTTGTTGGTTTCGTTCTCCGGGAGTGCGTCAATTTCTCTTCCCAGGGCATTGCGATCGATATCCGGAAGATTGATGTGTTTCGGACTTAGAGAATAGATTTTGATTGGTTTATCATACAATCCTTTGGGTATTTCAATTGGATCCGGTTGATCCAGCTGACGGGCCTTGTATGCTTTCATCTTCAGATCACCATATATTTCGATGTCTTTTGTACATTTTGCGGCAGCCAAAACCAGTTCAGCAGCCAACTCAATGTCCTGAGCAATCAGGTTTCTGGCTGCTTTTTTCTCTATTGTTTCATCTGAATAAAAAAGATTGATCGATTCTTCAAACATTTGTTTTGCACGGTACAGACTAATATTGAATGGCTCTTTTGTAAAAAAACGAATAGTATGGGTTACCCCGTAACGCCTGCGCATATTATTCATAGTAACCAAAATTTCAAGGTACTCCAGTTCCTCTTCTTCGAGTTTGGTTACGCTTCCCTTCTCGATGTAATCGGCTATTTCATGATAGCGGCTTATATCGAATTTATTTGCCATAGATGATTTTTTCCTTTAGCTGTTGAAATTCTACCTGGTACCGTTTTTTATCCAGACGCTGGGCTTGTGTTGCATTTCCTTCTTTTGCACCTCTTATCATCTCAATTGTTTCACTTGCTTCATTAACCAGGATCCCACGTTCGTAGTGATACCGTATCTGGCTGTTTTCGTTCTCAAGTTCGTCCAGGAACAATTGTACCGGCACACCGAAATAAAGTGCAATTTTATCTGGCGTGTAGCCAATGGCCGCAATTTCTTCCAGTTCTTCTACCTTTTCCAGCGGAAACCAGTCAGGCCATTCATTCAGTATTTCCGGTTTTAAATCCATACAGTCGTTTCGATTTTGTAAAAATGTATTGTTCTTCTGCCGTATTCTCCGAAAAGTTTCCTGATCCTTCAATTAAGTAATGATCATCACCAACCCGTGCAGCAATCACTTTTTTGTGTGTCCAGGCATATTCAACACTAAAGCCTTCAATTTCCCTGGCCATAATTTGCAACCGGTCTTTCACTTTTGGCATCCGGTACCGGATACTTTCAGCCATGTACAGGTGAACGTTTTTTATTTCGTTTTTAGCCAGGCGTTTCGAAAGACTGTCCAGGATCCTCTGGTTGATGGAATAGGTGGCGATAAACAGCTCATCGATGCGACCGGCATATTTGATCAGGTACACGATAAAAGTGAAAGCATTAAAGCTGTTGGTTGTTTCCAGGAAGTAGATTTGATTCTCCTCCGGTAGGCTTCCGGCCAACATTTTTATAGTGGCTATTTTCTGCTCATGTATCTCATCAAAATCGAGTCGTAATGATTTTGATTTATCCCTTTTGGTGCTGATCCCTTTTTCATCAAAGCCGTCCTCAAAAGGTTTCTTCTTCAGGTCGTTTATGTCGAAGAACTTGCCCATTAAACTCCCAGCATACGGTTAATCTCTGCCAGTTCGCTCTCAGCTTCTTTCAGGCTGTTTTCCCGTTTTGCTTTCAGGTGTGGTTTATTCCCTTTTTCAAGTTCAGAATTAATCCTCCAAATCCGGTGTTTTACCCGTTCCTGTTCTTTTATCAAGTCAATTACATTCAGTCCTCGAAGTTTCTCAAATCGTTTGTAATGATTAAAAACAGGATGCAAGCCAAGTATTTTACCGGTTTTTTCAAAGTGTTCAAATTCATCGTGTATCAACCGGTTTTCCTTGAAGTTCTTAATCAGTTCATGTGCAACATCAGCGCACTCTTCAATACTGCTGCAGTCGTACAGCTCTTCATGTTTTTGCCTGTAAATCTGCCAGCTGGTGATTTTATCAGCTGCTAATGCCTTGAGTTCCGGCGGACAGTCGGGCCTGGATAAGAAGGACCAGTCTTTCCTGAAGGATCCGGAACGTTTTGGAATCCTGTTTTCTCTTTTAGTTTGCTGGTGGATATCCCGGGGGGCATCGACTGTAATTTTCTTGGTTCCATGGAATTTGTTTTTAATCGTTTCGTATTTTGAATAAGTGATTCCGAGAAGTTTGCATAGGTCCAGCACCAACTCTTTTTCGTATGCTTCCGGATTTTTCTGCAGTACCGTAAGTAATCTCGGATTATGAGGTACAGATGCATAAAGCGAGACACCTTCAGAAAGAGGTGCCCCGCTGCGCATCCAGGTAACAATTTTAACCCGGTCGGTTTTATTTAATTTTCGAACCGGCATTTTTTGTCCAATATTCCGTTCATGATTTTTGAAAATGGTTCAGACCAACCGCTTTCCGAATTGCTTACCAGTTTTTTTAATGGTATCAGCTGTTTCAGTTTACCAAAATTGGCGTCTTTTCGGTACACACCAACCTTTATGTTGTTGCTGGCATTACCACCATCTACTTTTAGCGGCACAAACTCCGGAAAGTACCAGTTAAAATAAAGACTCGAAATTAACCTGGCATTCTTTGTCAGCTCAAGTTGAACAATGAGCTCCTTTAGTTTTTGTTTTTCAAAAACAAAAGGTGTATGGGTTGAATAATCCCAGGTGGAGGCATTCTTTTTCACAAGTGCATCCAAAGTAGCCTGCTTGTTTTTTCCATAAAGGTTATTTGGAAATGGAGGTTTTAATGCCCCATCGCATTTTAACGTTTCAAAATCGGCCAGCATACACGGAGAAACCAGGTACTGATCATCGTTCGCCCAAATAAATTTTTCGCTTACCAGGCCGCTATCAATGGCCAGCAACATTTTATTCGCGATATCGATAGGCGGATTGTTTCCGATACGCTTGCACTCAATCACATCCACATCTTCGTTCATCCAGTCTTCACGGTCACCAATAACTACCACATTGAAATCATCATAGAAGAATTTTCCCCAACCGCGTAATGCCAGCTGCAACTCATTTCCCTGGGCAAATTCTTTCACATAAGGAATGACTACAGTGATAGGTTCTTTTGGAATTTCATCCAGTTCCATTTCTTTTAGATCTTCCAGAAACTGATCATCAAAAACGGTAACATCAGGAAACAGGTTTCGAAGAATCTCAGACTCATTTCTCAATTGCTGATTGGCCGGAGATTCCTTTTCATCCTCAAGTCGGAGAATGGTCTGCTTATCACTAATACTTTCAGTTTTAAGTGTTTCAAGTTGCGCTGTCAATTCCTGAACTTGTTTGAACACAATTTCATAAGCTTCCAGTATCTCTTCCTTTGTGTTTTTAATGCTAATTTTTGCCATAATACATGTATTTTTAAAATTTATTTGAATGTCAGGAATTTGCAATTGCAGATAAAGGACATGCTCAACTTAACCGGAATGCATAAAAAAACCTGCAGTAATACCGCAGGCTTCTTTTGTTTAATATAAAAATTATAAAATGAAGAATTCTATACTCCTCCTGATCCACCGCTACCAGAATCGGTATCAAGCGCCGGAAGTGCCCCAATGTAAACCATCGATTTGGCACCTCTCATCAACGACTTTAATTTAATGGTTGATTTCAGGGCTTCGTTATCATCCTTTTCCTCCACCTCAAACTGAAGAGGTTCGCAGGGAGTGCCATGGATTTTTTTGCTCGATCCGTCACAACGGTAAGTAACAACACCCAGGTTTTCGTTAATGTTGTTTTCTTTCCATTCCTCAAAAGCAAGTTCATCACCCGGATGCTCAAACTCAACATTCTGAATCCATCCTTTTGCGTCGGGATCCCCTTCCCCGGTATCGTAACGTTTAATAGTCGATGGTGTGGCATAAACAGCAATAGCCGATGCCCCTGATTTAAAAGTTAGGTTCTGACCGGCTGCACTTTGCACACCGTTTGTATCACGAGTAGGAAAATTATCCACATCCGACATTCTAAAAATAATAAGGTTCGGACTTTTTCCTTTTGGTCTCCCGGGATTGCTCCCGGTTTTTGGTACACTTACTGGAATGTATGGCATGATATTAATTTTTAAAAGATTAAAACATCCCGGATGAAACCGGGATGATCAGTAAGTTATCTTATACTCCGCCTGAAGCACCACTACCCGAGTCGGTGGTTGGCAGGTAGTAAAATACAGCCTCAGCAATGGCAAAACCAACACCCATATGAAATTCACCTAGGCAGTGAATATCATAATCGTACTTGCGAAGAATCATTTTCGTAGCACCTGGTTCGTTAGTATGACGCAACCCGATGAAGTTATCAGGAGGTGTTGTAAACAGCGCTCCGGAGTCGGTCATGTTATACATCGGAACCAACCGGTTTCGACTGTAGTCGATAACATCGCCACCATATTTCGGGTCGTCCGCTTTATCCGATCCGGATCCGTAAAGATCTTTATACTTACGTTTGTACATGCGGTACAACATCGGATCGATATCTACCGGCATGTCCTTACGTTTGTATTTTTTATCGATCGCATCAACAAATTCATTGATTTTAGTAACGATATTATCGTTTGTGATTTCACCAAGATCAATAAAATTCATTTTTGAAGCATCTCCAAGTGCTTTCTGTTGTTTCAAGATGGTCATAAAACCATCGATCGATTTCCGTGGATCCTGTCCCTGGTCTCCTTCTGAAACAGTGCTCCAGTCCAACTCTTCAAATTCGCCGTTGGCAATAATATCGTCCAGATCTTCGTATGCTTTCGGAACAATCAACTTGTTCACGATGTAAACAGTAACCGGGTGCTGATCCAGGTCTTTACTTTCATCATACATACTGTAAATCCAGTCTTCCACATCAGCCGGAGTGATCAGCACGTTGATTTTAAAACGACGAACCGGAATTTCCAGAGCGGTGAATTTTGTATCCCCCAGCGGAGTGAATTTCGGAACAAACTGCTGAACTACCGAAGTAATCAGCGAACGGGTTGCTTTCCACGATTTAATTGCCCGTTTCCAGGTCAGATGTTGAGCCGTTTCAAATCCCTGGAAGATCTGCCCGATCATATCCAGCTTTACATAGTTGATCAGGTCGCCAAATTCCTGAACTACTGAATCCACATCGATGGTTTCACCGGCTGCCAGAACACGGGTATCGCCAGCCAGATATGCAGCGGCCATTTTGTTGTGCGCCAGGTTGCGGTTGATGTTGAATTTAAGTTTGCGTTTACCGTTATCACCGGTAACAAATTCAGCAGCCGGTTCAGCTTCCGGAGTGTCCTCCAGTTTCTTTACCTTTCCGGCAAGATCTGTATTACTCTGAGTTAATGAAGTGATGGTTTCCTTCTGCGAGTTTACCAATCCTTCCAGGTCACCAAGTCGTTTTTCGAGGCGGGCACGCAACGGGTCTTCCCCTGTCGCTTCATGCTTTGCCAGGTCAGCCTCGAACTTGGTTACAAACGTCTCACCGTATTCTGCAGTGAGCTGTTTTTTGTACTCTTCAGAAATAATGGATTTTCCATCTTTGTCTTTGGAAAATTCTTTTATCCCTAAAAAGCCAAGAACCATACTTAAAGCGTGTTTAAACATTGTTTTGAATTTTAAGATTTTACATATTGTTCCACAAAGGCCGATTTCGCAAGGCTACGAGCCAGCTCAACAGCAGTGTCTAGCGTACCAACCTCGTCAATCAAACCCACCTCTTTGGCATTTAATGAATTGTCTCTTTCGTTCACCGAAAAAAACATACGGCCGTTCAGCAGTCCGGGAATTTCCATATTTAATGACTTCCTTGCTGCTTTGATAAAATTCTGAAAGGAGATGGCCAGCGGAGAAAGTTCTTCCTGTTTAATTTCATCGTACTTTCCTTCCAGGGCCAGATCAAACGGCCGGTTCTTGTAATTCGATTCCGGAGCGTAGATCTTATGAAATTTAAAACCTTCCTTTTCGTAATAGGGAATGATATCCCAAAAGCTCATCATAACACCAATACTTCCGAACTCTGCAGAAATATCGTTGTTGGCAACAACCCGATTACAAGCTGCTGCAGTCCAGTAGGCAGCACTGGCAGCCAGATCACAACTGGCCACCACCGGTTTTTTTGCCTGGTTGCGTGTTTTGGCAATCGACTGTACCAATGGTGCCACAGCATCAACAGCTCCGCCACCTGAATCTACATCGAGAACTACCGACGAAATATTACGATGTCCTGCAGCCTCCAAAATCTTTACAGAAATCTCCTCCGTACCGTAGGTGCAGTAGGTTCCATACTTTAACATGGTCCCTTTCACCGGAATAATGGCGGTGGATCCTGCCGGAGCTTTATCAAAAGCATCCGAACCGGCGAATACATCACCACCGGCTTCAATGGCACAAATTGGGTATGCTGCTCTTCCCCTGGCATTGTTCAGATCCTCGGTTTGCATCATACCTCCCCAATCACGGTTCAGAATTTGCTGAACAGTGGCTCCCTGGGAGAGTGCTTTCCCCGGTTCAATTGCCCAAAATCCTCTGTAGATTTGAGAAATCAGAAGGAATTGCCATTGATTTCGTAATATCGCATCGTGCATAATACAATATTACCACAGGCGCTAAGGCTATTAAAGGACTACTGCAGCCAACGGTTTGGCTCTGTGTTTTCGAATGTTGCGGTGAATGTACGTTGAGTAGTAGTACTCGAATTTATTTCAATATCAGGTCGGGGAGCAGCGGTATCGGTTCCAATAATTTTAACTTTTCCGCTTTTATATTCCACTTTTAACAGGACTTTTCTTCCGTTAATGTTCGAAATTTCTTCCGGAGTATCATCATCATGACCAGGCACTGTTGCCGAAAGTTCAGTGATAAACTTTCTTCCAGCATTATCCGTTTGAGGATATTCCCTGATTTTGAAGGTGCCAATGGTAGTGTTAATTAAATTCCAGTCGCCGTTAAAGGTTAACGTACATTTCGATTTATCAACCTTTGTGTAAGTAAGTAAATCAGTTTGAAAAATGTATGAAATGGCGATAGGCCGATCGGTTGATAAAAGCTTTGTTTCCATGGTAATTGATAATTTAGTTTATTGTTTTAACAGGTGTTTTTTGCATAAACAATAAAAACATTTTTTCAGCGTCAGTATCACCCTCATATACAATCACTTAATAAGTCCTCAAATCTTTTCTCTTCAATTCTGCGTCGATTTCGGTAGTCGATTTTCTTAATGGTGTCGAAATTTGCTGAATTATTTCGGAGATTAAGTCCGCGTAAAATTGTCTCAATAATCTCAGTTTTGTTCAGCTTCTTTTTAATGTATCCTATTTCGAATCTTTGTCTTACCCAGGATTTAAATTCATATTCAATTCCATCGGCAATTTTTTGGCTGCCCCAATTGCTTACATATAGAAAATGATCTTTTAAAGCTTGCTGGTTTTTATAGTTTACCGGTAAAATAAAGGTAACTGGGTTTTCAATAAAAGGCCTGCGAACAGGCAGGTCTTTTGCAATAATATTCGAATGAATGAGTTTTCCGATATCGTGGTGTCTGGAAATAATTATTTCTTCCTGTAAATGTCTGGGTGGCGTTTTAAAAATAAAGCGACAATAAGCCTCCAGCACCGGATCTAGCTGGATGGTTACCTGAGGTTTGGTCGACAAGTCTATCTTCATTCGGGTTAAAGGTTTAACCCAATGCAACAACAACAACGTGAAGATAACCAAAAAAATATTTTATATTGAATGAAACATTTTTATATTTTCGGAGTTATTGTTTAAAGAGTGAAGGGTCCATAATTGGACCCTTCTGAAGCCGGCACAAAATTTTTTCTTTTCAATCAAATCAATCATGTTCTTATTACAAAAAGCATACGAAAAAATTTCATGCCTCGCTTAAAATCTAATTAAACAGCAATTCTAAAACCTTTGCTATTGCAGTCCACGTGCCTGGTGAACCTGCAATTTTCTTTAGAATACTTTCATCACCACTTGGATGATAAACTGCATAAATTAAATTCTCAGCATCTTCATCTGTTAGTGCACCTTCTTGGTTGAGCTGCCGAACCTTATCTGCAAGTTCATCCATGTCGGTTGAATTCAATTTTTTCATTCTTTTATTATTAAATGAAACGGTTAAAATAAATTCATCGACTATATTGCACTAATAAAGTCGATGTACATTTAGGGTGGGATCTCCCTTTCCCAGATCGGGCAACTAAGCCCTGGCACATTTAAATTGTTTTTGGAAT